CCACGACAGACTGATACGTTCTGCCCCATCCGCAGTCACGATCTCGTTTTCTTTGATTTTTTCATTATTATAATTAATCGAAACATTCATAATCCTATAACCTACCTTGCATATTCAACAAATGTTAAGTTCATAGTCATTTTGCTAACTTTTCCGTTCTTATAAATTACATCCCATGTATCACTCATTTGTGAGACATAGAATTTGTTAGGACTTAATTTTCTGCCACCAATAACTAAATATTCTGTGCTACCATTATCAATGCAAGATTTAATTTTACTTCTCATTTTGATTGGTGATACTCCTAAACCAGCATCAACTACTATCGTCATAGTTATCTGCATAGATGAAGGGCCAAGGAACTCAGCCTGTGGTCTTCTGTACTGCACACTATGTTCTGACCATCTGCCGGATATAGTTTCGTTTAAATCTGAGAATGTTAAAACTTTTTTGCTTGATACCGAAAAAACTATTTGCTTACCGAAATTTCCTATTTTACTCATCTTGAATCAGCTCCACTTTCTTAGCTTTTATTGATAGTTTTCCACTTATTTTGTCATAAGATATATTAGTATCATCGTCAAAATAAAAGCCGAAAACATCTTTATTAAACTCTTCAGGAACTTCATCACCTTGACCTCCCCAAATTTTACCTAATACCAATTTGTTATTGCCGTCTGTAATTACTGCTACAATGTCATCCACATCCGGCACGCTAAAGATAGTACCTAAAGATAATAGTGGTAACTTGTCTGTAGTGTTGTTATCGCTTGTGTGCGAAAAATAAACGCTAACTGTACCTTCGTCATAATTGACTGACGATACTTTTCCAAATTCTAACTTGGCCATTAGTTACCACCTCTTCAATGCACTTAATCTTTGTTGTATCCTTCTTGCTTCAATTTCCATTGTGTAACCACTATCTGCATCATAATTGTGCGTCACTTTATTCACATAATATTTATCGTCTAATGCTCCAAAGCCATATAATCTTATGCAACTTGTAGCAATAATTCGTGTATTGCCAGGAATAGTAAAGGTTACTACTGTCATATTCTTGTTTGCTTCATTAACACTTGCTGCACCTTTAATGTGCCCTTCTTCAACGCTGTCACATTGCCCAATATCGTTCATAATTTCAGGTTTGGCAATAAATTTATTCCAATATTTTGTTGTCAAAGTAGTAGTTTTAGTTCTTTTTGATGACGAACTTTTGACTTTTTTCTTAGTCTCAATAGAAAATTTATAGCCAGTGTATTGCATAATGAGTTCTATGTCAGCATTAAAGGACTCATCAATAATCTTGTTTGGTCTGATTATTGCTACGGACTTTTTTGCTTCGTAAGTTGACTCTTCGAAGATAATTAATCTGTTAGAATATATCTTCATAGCCAAGCCGTATTCTTGGCATAAACTATATATA